CAATATATTGGACAAACAGTATATGATTATTTCAAAACTGCAGATGAAACACTTTCGCCATTAAAAGAAATTCGCAGAGTTCTTTCTGGAGAAACGGTAATTTATACCCTGAAACATAGCAATCGTAAATTGTGGACAAAGTGTGCACCAATTTACGATTATGCAAATATGATAATTGGTGCTAGCGGAGTAACATGGGATTTAACTTTGATTTATGAAACTTTAGATCTTTTCGATGAATTGCTTGCGCAAAAGACAAATGTTCCAGAAAGGTTATATAGTAAAATAAAGACACAGCAAGAAAAGATAAAAAATGAGTGTCAGCTAAATAACTAAGTTAAAGATGCAAGATAATAACACTACACCTTCAACGGGATCACAAAATGGATGGAACGAATATTCTCGATTAGTGCTAAAGGAACTTGAGACAATGAGTCTTGGGATTTCTAATTTGAATTTAGAAATTCAGGATATCAAAAGAGAGATAGCTCTTATTAAAGACAGAGAAGATAAAGTAGACGATTTGAAATTGTGGAAAGAAAAGATTGACGATGTCATTTCACCATCACAATTTAGAGATTTAGTAAAAGACGTGCAGGATCTTAAACAATTCAAGACACGTGCTATAACTGTTTTCTTAGTCATCCAATTCATTGTTACACTCCTCAATATATTCAGAGATAAGATTTTTTAATACGAAAGCATAAACTTCTTGCTCTTTTTGTCTATAATAAGTATGATTCAACTATTTGATTATACTAAGCTTATTTTCACAGGCAATGAAAAACAATGGAATGAAGTAAAATCCACAGATAAGAACAGGAATTTCTTCATGACGAATAGATTCTTGTCTATTAAATATCCTCTTCAAGTCAGCGTCCTTTCACATTTTAGAATTAATAGTGCGGCGACAGCTGATTATTGGCATTCTACGTTGACTAAACTGTATAGCTCACAACCGAACTGGATCTATGCAAAGACGAAGAAGAAAGCAGTTGAAGATAAAAAGAAGAATCTTCCGTGTGAAACTATGGTGAAGTGGTATTGTCAAAAATATGAAATGTCAAGAAGCGAATATGAAGATTCGATAAAATTTTTCGGGGAAGAGTTTTTGAAAGAAATAAGAGATCTTGAAAAAATTCTAAAAAGTCAAGGAATTCTCAAAGATTGACATCAAAACATTTAACACAAGAAAGGGAAAGGCAATTGGCCTTTCCCTTTGTGTTTTTATTACACATGTGAATTTCGATATATAGAAAAATTAGTCTGCAATTTTGGAAAATTTTTTATACACATCGGGTGATTACGCAATTTTAGCATATCCAGAACCATTGGTGAATATTTCGAAGCTCAGTGGCTATACAGATGACATAGTTAATAATGGATCTGGCACTATTTTTAAGAAACAATTCAGATATTCTTTCGACAACGAAACATTTTCTGAATATTTCGACATGGATGTCGAAAGCTTATCACCACTTACTTGGATAGAAAATAACAGTGTATGGTTTCAATTTAGATACACTCTTCTTTCAGGAGGTCCAGCACAGATAAAAAGCGTAACGTTACAATATTCAATTTATTCAACAGATGAATTTGATGGATTTGTGCCAGCTAATAAGCAAGATGAATCTAAAGTTTATGCATTTCCCATAACTTATAAGACAGGGGCTAAGTGGAATCCATATAAGATGAATAGAGCTGTTCGTCTCTATAAAGATCTCAATCTCATGGTAAATTCATTGTTTGGACATGAAGTACAGTACTACAGAGTTTTACCTCAGGGTAGAAGTAGAGACGTCTATTTGATGGAGTATTCTTTATATGAGCATGATAAGATGCAGTGTATGAAAGTGGTGATTCCTAATAATCAGTTTCCAGATAATAAACTTTCAATGGGACCGTTTGGTGTAGATTTTGAAATGCCATTTGAAATTCAAATAGACAAAGGATATTTTCAAGCCATATTTGGTGATGGAGCAGGACCACAAAAAAGAGATGTTATTTGGTTTCCAAACACTGATAGAATTTATGAAATATCAAGTTCATATTTATTTAGAGATTTTATGAACGAACCACTTTATTTTAAAGCTACGCTCATCAAATGGTTACCAAAAGCTGGTGTAGATATGACTACTGATCTTGACGCAATGGCACTTGAAACATTAGCTCCATCGGTTGGAAAATTCTTTGGCGAAGAGCAGGTCGATGAAGGCACAGATATCACAAACCCTGAACAATTCCAACAGACTACTACAACATCTGATCCAGTAAGATTTTATGTAGACGAGAATATAAAAATTACAGATATTCCTGTGATGAATTATTATTTAAAAATTGCAGAATATCAATATGCACTTTCTGATTCAGTTAAAGAGACACAAGCTGTTCAAGATGCTATGATAAAATATAAAGCTATTGGTAATTTCTTATCTACTGATGATAGAGCTTATTCAGCATGGTTCAATATTCCAACAAATACAAGATTTAGTGCTTCTGCTACACTATCTTCTATAGATGAGGATAATCTATCTTGTGTTATCGGATATTTCTATCCTCATACATTCAATGTTGGTGATACTGTATCAGTTAGGAGAATATCTGGTGGAAATTTTAATCTCATAGGAACAGTTAAAGAAGTTTATTCAGATAAACAAATTCTCATAGAATTCTCATCTGAAATTTTATCTCATCTCAACAGAGTATTTCCTACTTGGAAGACATATATAGATTTTAATGTTCAACTTACTTATCCAAGGGTTTTCATAGATAGTTTAAATGGTGGCAAAGGAATAAGAATCGATCTTCTAGAAAAAAGATATTTTAGAGTTTTTGCAAATTCACAAATCTACTATTTCTTTTTACCAAATACACAATCAGAACTGTCTGAAAATAAATGGTATAATATATGTGTTTCGTTGAGTAATCTTTTTTCACAGCTCACACTTAATGTTTGGGAAATACAATGGAATGAAACTACTAAACTTCCGGCTACATCTGATCTTAGACAGATATACGGAAAAACCGTTAATGATATTCCAAAAGAAGATCGATCTTCAACTATAAATTATTTTATACCAGCTTCTGATATGCAATTAACAAACATCAGAGTTTGGTCACAGAAAATAGAAACTGATAAGCAACCTTTTGTTTTAAATCAAAACATTGTTAAAGATGCAAGTAGAGCAATTGTTATAGATAATGCAATTCCTCAGTCACATCTTCCTTATATAAGCTATACACACTAAAACAAATATATGAAAAAGAAACAAGATCCTAGTGATGAACAAATGAAATATTTGAAAAAAGTCTCAGAAGATTTAGAGTCTATGATACTTGGTTCTGATTTACCCACTGTTCAAAACATAAACAAACATGATCTTCCTGCACTTAGCACTGTTAAACCACTTAATTATGAAGTAGTTAAATTTGAAGCTGACACAAAGGCTGAAGAAGTAGTAGAATCAGTAGTACTTCTCTATCTTCCAAAAGAATTTGTTTTTGAGCATGATTATGTCAATCAAAAAATGTCAATAGATAAGCTTACTGTTTCGAATTTAATTTTTCAGATGAAAACTGCTGAACATGCAATCATTAGATTGTTAGAAGAAGTCGATGCCGGCGGTGTAAGAGATCGTACGTTTGAAGTTTTATCTTCACTTCAAAAATCAAAAATGGAAATAGTTAAACATCTTGCTCAATTTATGATCATTTTGGAAAATAATTACAAGAATTTAAAATTAGATTATGAATCTAACACCGCTACTAATACACATGTTAATGATATAGAAGCAGAAGAATTAAGACAAGAGTCCTCAAGATTTAGAGGAACAAAAACACTAATGTCAACTATACAAGGGTATATAAATGATGCAAGCAAAAATATCAAAAATGATGATTTTGAAGACATTAGTGAAAATGAAAATCCAACATGATTCAACAACCAAAAGCAAACGTTGCAAGACCACATGGTAAGACTAGAGTTTGGAACTCAAAACTAGTTGAAGAAGTTCGTGAAAAAATAATAAGAGGTGATACAATTTTAGGCGGAAATCCTTTTCATGAAGGAGATTTAGAATTTAGAGCCGGTGAAATTATTTACGATTATTCAGACGATGAGCTTAATGAAATAGCAAAATGTGCAACAGATATTGTGTATTTTGCTAATAAGTATTGTGTTTCTATGACAGATGAGGGTGTCAGGAGAATCAAGTTAAGACCCTATCAAGAAGAAGCTCTTAGAACTTATCAAGCTAATAGATGGATAGTTTTTCTAGCATCTAGACAGATAGGAAAAACTGTAATGACAGGAATTTTCATTACTTGGTATATTTTATTTAATATAGATAAGAACGTTCTCATTTTAGCTAATAAGGGTGCAACAGCATCTGAAATAGTAGACAAAGTTAAAACAGTAATTAAGGGACTTCCTTTCTTTTTAAAACCTGGCATTGATCAGAATAACGTCATGACAATGAAGTTTGATAATGGTTGTAGAATAATGGCTCAATCTACTACAAAATCAGCTGCTATCGGTTTTACAATTCACTTAGCTTTTATGGACGAGTTTGCACATATTCATAATAATTTCATTGAACCTTTTTATCGATCAGTTTATCCTACGCTTTCATCATCACAAATATCTAGAGTCATAATTACATCTACCGCAAATGGAAGAAATAAATTTTGGGAAATTTATCAGAATGCAATGAAAGCTCCGGGCGAAGAGGGAAAAAACGAGTACGTTCCGTTAAGAGTTGATTGGTGGCAAGTTGAAGGAAGAGATGAAAATTGGAAGAAGAGAGAAATAGCAAATATGGGTTCAGAAGAACTCTTCAATCAAGAATATGGAAATCAATTTTTGGCAGGTGATACACTTCTATTATCTTCTGATTCATTAAAATTCTTTAAAAAAATAGCAGTTAAATATATTTGGAAAGAACTCATAGATTTTGAAATGGAAGATCTTAATTACAAAGATCTGAAATGGCACCCAAAATTCGATCTTGAAAATATTAAAGATTCTGACAGATTTTTCATATCTATAGACACCGCTGATGGCATAGGAAGAGATTATTCTGTTATCAATATTTTCAAGATAAAAGAGATGAGTCTAGTTTCTTTGAGAAAATTGAGAAGAGATAGAGCAAAAGATGAAAGAGGATTTTACAGACTTGTGCAGGTTGGGCTTTTCAGATCTAATAAACTTGGAGTAGAAGATCTTGCTAGAATTGCTGAAACACTTTTTTATAGAGTGTTTAAACCAGAACACCTTTCTGTTGCATTGGAGATGAATTTCAAAGGAGATTTTTTCATTGAAAAGTTGAAGAAAAATGAAATGTTCTTTGATGAAATGTTCTTACATACACGTCATAATGAAAAACATATTTACTCTTCTCTTGGTGTTAAATTGAACAAACATAATAAGATGCAATTTTGCAGAGATCTTAGAAAACTAATTCTTGAAAAGAGGATAATTTTAACAGAAGAAAATTCTTACGAAGAAATGGGTGCCTTTGGGATAAATACCAAAGGAACTTATTCTTCTCAATCAGGAAATGATGATATTGCAATGACAACCGTTTTTGCAGCACCTTTTGTATACTCTGACGATTTCTCATTTGTAATAGAAGAAATAGTCGATAATTCTACAGAATCTTTCAGGCGGGAGATGTACAAAATCTTAGAGTCAGAGAAGAAATCAGAGTCTAGCAATTTTGCACTGGTGAAGGAATATATGTGAGAAAACTTCACCAAAAAACTAATATATAGAAAAATTGAAATAAAATAATACAGACGCAGACATGGCGAAAATCAGACTAGATCTCAGTCAATTCAAAGCATCCGGTGTATACACCATAGAATTTGACCAGTCAGAGAGCATCGTCCTTAATACACAGACAACAAGATTGGTAGTTGGTTTCTCTAAAAAGGGACCAATTAATGCACCAGTTTTCTGTCAAGATGTTAAAACAGCGAAGAGAATCTTTGGTGAAATTGATACAACTCTAGAAGCTAGAGGATCATTCTTCCACAGGTCTTTATTTACTTGTTTAGAAACAGGACCTTGTTTTGCTTTGGCACTAATGCCATTGAATGACGATGAGACATCATCAAATCCTGACATGGATGTATTCAGATCTTTTTCATTGAGTACAACAGAAGCTAACGGTGCGACTGTTAGCAAATTATACAGTTCATTTTTCAATAAAGAAAGATTTTACTTCCCTGACACTCAATACTTTTTAGCAAATGTTGAAAATTCAGCTGATGAAGGAAAATTATTTTCTTTTGTTAACTTAGGACAAATTCCATTCAGTGTTATCATACAGAAAACAGGAGACGTAAACGGTTTTAATATTACAGCAAGAGATTGGTATGGTGCAGCAAACGTACCTTCTTACTTAAGAGAGTTCGATTACATCTCTGAATATTTTGTGCAGATCGATATCGTTCAAGGAGATTGGACAAATTTACCTCAGCTTAGCGCAGATCCAGTTTTTTCAGCATACTTTGATTCTTATGGATTAAAGAAAGATAAAATACAGGCATTTTTGAATGCACCAGATGTTACAACACTGGGATCATTTATCGGTTGTTTGATTCCAGATCTAGTCGACGGAAACGGTGTCAATCATTCTATTGACACGATCATAAACAATAATGTAGCAACAACTGGTCTTTTCGTAGCTCTTAATAGAAAGGCACTTGACGATTATGATGCAGCAGATTTAACTTCACCAGGAAGAGTAGATACAGTAGGACATACTCTTATTGGAAACACTACAATTGATGCAATTGATTTTTTATCTTATAACTTTGCAGCTAAAGAATCATTCTCTATACCAGAAGTAACAGATTTAACTGGAATATTTATCGATTTCGGTGTAGGTGCAACTGTTAATCTTCCCGGCGGCACATATTCAGCAGCGGCACAGGGATATAACACAGGTGGAACAGGTGCAGCTTATTTCAAGAGTTTCTATGGAACAGGAAATCAAGGAAAATTCAACAACTTACTTTACATTAAAAAAGATCTTCTTTCAGCTGATCAACAGGCACAGATAGAAGCACTCACTATAGGATCTTCTATTGCAACGAATACTGGTACAGCATTGCTTCCTACAGATTCTTTTGCTACCATATCTTCTTTGTCAACTGGAACAGATAATGGAATACCAGTATACATTCTGGGAATTTCTCATCCATTAAAATCTACAGAAGCAACAACAGTTGGTAAAAATGCAGCAGTTCTTACTACAACCTCAAGTTCTATTACACTTGCAGGCGCAACAGCATTTGCTAATGTAA